CCGGGTATGTGGGAGAGTGTAGTACATGAGCAAGCAAGAGCACGTAAGAGACGCAAGGATGCCCTTGAAGCTGAGGCTGCAAAGAGAGATAAGATCTTCTACGCACTTACAATAGTAGCCGCTATTGTTGTCTTTGCATTAGGTAGTGCAGGTTTGATATGGGGTGCTGCACTACTAGCACAAGAAGTAAGGTAGACTACACTAAGGCTTGACAAGTAAGCTAAAAACTGTTATAACTCAAACATCCTTTACTCAATAATTATAGGTACTAAAGAGCATGGGTCAAACAACAATCACAAATGATGAACTTGAAGCTATGCTTGACCGTGCGGCCCGTAAGGGTGCGAAGGAGGCATTAGCTTCTATTGGCTTGCTTGATGACTCCGCACAGAGAGACATTACTGAGATGCGTAGCTTATTAGAGGCTTGGCGTGACACTCGTAGGTCTATCTGGAATACAGTAACAAAAGTAATAACAGTCTCTATGCTCACCTTTATAGCAGGTGCAGTGTGGATGAACTTGGATAAGTAAGGGTTTAAGGCATGTCAAAAGCAACAATTATTAATACAACAGACGGTAGTTCAGTAGTTAAGTTTAATGATGGCTCTTCTTTTATAGCAGGCTCTTTTGAAGAAGCAAAAAGTATTCTTGGTAATACCTATAGTGAGTACGTATCTAAAGACTACTCTATGAGTACTGCAGAACTAATACAAAGTCACGAGGAAAGATACAAGGTTTCTAGTAGTATTTCTTCAGGGGATTCTGGATTCGCTACACGGTTTCAAAATAAAACCGACTACGTACCAGAAAGACCTCAAGAGCTTTCTTTTGACCCCGCAAATGCGGTACGTAGGTCTGGGGTTCTGGGTTTTGATAAGGCTAGTTACGTAGTTCTTTCAGATGGTAGTAGAGTTTCTACCAAGGCAGGTAGTGGTCAACAGGAGGTTCTTAACGCAATTAAGCTTGCAGAAGATAAAGTAAATAAAAGAAATAGTGCTATATCTTACTGGGATCAGCGGTTTGGTTCTTCTAAAGAAAAAACGTTACAGGTAGAGCCTCCTCAAGTAGAGAAAAAACCAAAAACTTACTTTCAGAGCGCACTACCCTCACAAGGGAATGGGTCTGTTCCTGTAGCATCTTCTAATCCATCAGTACAAAACTTAGGTCCAGGCCAAGTGCCTGTTGTACAACCTGTACCACAAATAGTAACACAGCAAGTTGCACCTGTAACCTATCAAGACTCATCACAGGATACTACAGCTGACACATCTATCAGCAACGAACAAGCGGGTACATTTAGTAAGCCTCTACAGACAGCAGGACTCTCAGCAGTACCCCAACAAGTTACATATAAGACACACTACGCTGGTACACCCGGATTAGTAGATCCCACTTTGTATGCACCTGTAGGCGGTGGCGCTGGTGTTCAGCAGGTTTTATACGAGAACAACGTAGGACAACAACAAACTGTAACTGAAATTAATGGTACTCCTACTACGTATGTACCCCCTGGTTTTGTTCGTAAGGGTACTGCTCAGGAAATAGCACAACAACAACAATTAGACCCTCAAAACATGGCTCAGGGTGGTACTGTACGTGGCTACGCTGCAGGTGGACAATCACAAGATCTTATGCTTGAAGCTAAGCATCGTATTGCTACAATGAACGGCTACAATGGACCTAAGACAAATGCGTCCCTTGATGCTTTTGCTAATGCTAGCCCTAACATGACAGCAAAGTTTGGAGCTATTGGTGTTGCTGTCGCTAAGGGTGGTTACATGCGTAAAGGCTTTGATGAAGGTGGTATTGTAGACAATTTGTCATATACTTCAGGTGAAGCAACTGACGGTTTAACTAAAGAACAACTAGATGGAATGATGCAGGGTGCAGTAAAACAGACTATGCAGCCCGTACAGGCTCCTGTTGATTACATTCAACCTGATGCTGCAGACTTCATTCCCGTAGACGCTGGGCAGGCCGCACCTATAGCACCTTACGCTGAAGCTGCTACAGTAGGGACTGTACAGCAAGCCAGCCAACAAGCTACTCCTACAGCGCAGACTGTAGACTTTGTACCTGCTTACACACAAGTACAGGCTGAGACTGCTGACTTAACTGCAGCACAGGGGCAAGTAGCACCAGAGGCTCAAGTAACAGCTGCACAACAGCAAACCTCTGCTATAACTGATATGCAAGCTGCTCAGGGTACTGCTACTATGGTTGATGCCCCAGCTGCACGTGAGATCCAAGCGGGTGAGGTTATCTCTGGTGCAGCAGATGCTGAGAAAGCTGCACTCTTCAATGAACAGATCCAAGCCGCCACTGCTACACCCTCTAAACAGGCTACTGTAGCAGGTCAGCTAGAAGGTCTTATGCAACAGTTCGAGGGTGGTGAGACACCTGCATGGGCTGCAGGCTCTATGCGTACCGCTATGGCTACACTCTCTGCTCGTGGCTTAGGTGCATCTAGCATGGCTGGTCAGGCTGTTATTCAAGCTACAATGGAAGCTGCACTACCTATCGCTCAGATGGATGCACAAGTACAGGCTCAGTTTGAAGGGCAGAACCTGTCTAACCGTCAGCAACGTGCTATGCTTGCTGCACAGCAACGTGCTACATTCTTAGGTATGGAGTTTGATCAAGACTTCCAAGCACGTGTACAAAACTCAGCACGTATTGGTGACATTGCTAATATGAACTTCACTGCAGAGCAGAACATTGCTATTGAGAATGCACGTGCAGCTAACACCATGAACCTGAGTAATCTAAATAATCGTCAAGCTTTAGTTATGGCTGAGGCTGCTGCACTATCACAGCTAGACACTCAGAACCTTAACAACCGTCAACAGGCTGCAGTACAGAATGCTCAGAGTTTCCTACAGATGGACATGGCTAACTTGTCTAACGAGCAACAAACTTCTATGTTTAAGTCACAGCAGAACATTCAAGCTTTGTTCACAGATCAGGCTGCAGAGAATGCAGGTAAACAGTTTAACGCTTCTAGTCAGAACCAGACAGACCAGTACTTTGCTAACCTTCGTAGTCAGACATCACAGTTTAACGCATCTCAGCAGAATGCTATGGATCAATTCAATGTTAACTCTGTGAATGCTTTACGTGAGTTTAACTCTGAGATACAACAACAGCGTGACTTGTTTAACGCACAGAATGGTCTTGTGATAGCACAGTCTAATGCACAGTGGCGTCAAAATATAGCTACAATAAACTCAGCTGCACAGAATCAGAGTAACTCTGACTTCGCTAAGACTATGAATGCTTTAACTTCAGCTAACATGGATCAGTTATGGCAACGTGAGCGTGATATTATGAGTTACACATTTCAACAAGAAAACAATAACGCTGACAGGGCTACAAGTATTGCACTTCAAACCTTGCAAAACGAAGCTAGTGCCACAACAGCAGCAGCCGAAAAAAGCTCTGCGTTTGCTACCGCAGCGGGTACTATTATTAGTGCAATGATACCATAGTAAACCACATAAAAGATATAATGGGAACGGAAAGTAATAGGGCATGTTAGGTTAATAAAATGGCAGACTTTAAATATAAGATTGACTGGGTTCCTGACTCTAAGAAACTACGTGAGACAGTAACACCAGATGTAGAACCCCAAGGCATTGCTTCACGCCCTGCTCCTGCCCAAGACAAAAAAGAAGACATGGACTTCTATACTAAGATGTATGAGATAATGTCTGCTTACTTTGATACGGATGAAGAAGCTGAGCAAGTTTTGTCTAGCAAGAAGCCAGATGCTGATAAAGCTAAGAAGAGTACGATGGAGGAATATGGAAAGCTGTTTATGTACGCTACTGATCCTCAAGAATCAGCGCCTGTGTCGGAAGACCCTGATCGACAGTTCTCAGGTTCAGGTGTATCTATAGAGGATCGCTTCCCTGAGACTAACCTTTCAGATACTATAGCAGACGAGTCTACGGCTCCTCTAAGTGAGGTAGACCCTGAACGTAGGGCTGATGAGGAGTTCTTACGGACAGGTGAGCTTCCTGCTGCAGAAACGACTGAAGGGCTTATGAGTCCTAGGTTTGATACTAAAGGCGATACAGGTCTCACAACTTTTTATGAAGATATAGGAAAGAAAGCAGAGTCTGACCACGGCTCTACTCCCGTAGCTACAAAGGATGCAAGGGAAACCAAGGAGTATATAAACGGTAAACTCAACCCTAATTACATAGCAAACGAAGACGATCGTAGTAAAGATGTAGGCTACGGTCATAAAGTTACTGCTGCAGAAGAGGCATCTGGTAAAATACGAGGTGTTACATTTAAGAATGATGACGGTACTTATAAAGAGCTTACAGAAGAAGACAAGATAACAATACTTAATGCTGATATGCAGGCGCACAAAGAAGCGGCATTAGATAACGGATGGGAAACCAAGCTATCTAACATAGGTACTTCTTGGAACGAGTTAGACCCTTCCTATCAAAGAGCCTTAACATCTTTAGCATATAATGTGGGTGGAAAGAAGGCAGGCGAGGACTGGACAGCTGTATTAAAAGCCGCTAAAGATAGAGACGTTGTAGACTTTGCAAGGCATCTAAGAAGAAAAGACGCTGGTAGGTACACTGCTGGTATGGATAATCGTGTGATTAAGGAGCTTAAGTTTGCTGGGCTTATTGATAAACGAAGCGAAGTATCTAGCGTCCTACCTCTAGCAACCGCTGGTTCGGGAATACCTAACTAATGTTTGGTCTCCCCCTAGAACTTATCACAATGCTCTTCTCTACCGTGCTAGGTGGGGTTATGTCTATGATAGGACAGAACGCTAAGAACAAAGCAGAGCAACAGAGAATACTTCTTGGCGGTGTAACAGAAGCACGTAACGCTGGCAAGACAGACAAGCACTTCGCATGGACTCGTAGGCTTATAGCATTATCGTCAATCTTTGCTATTATAGTCTTGCCAAAGCTAGTTGCTGTATGGTATCCTGAGGTCAGCGTTATCGTAGGTTACACTGAAGTACACGGTGGCTTATTTAACTGGCTGTTTGGTGGTGACGGTACAGTACAATGGCAGGCAGCACGTGGCTTTGTAATTACACCCCTCGACACACACATTGTATCAGCTATTGTAGGTCTCTACTTCGGCGCTGGATTCACTAAGTAAGGTAAAATATTATGGTATCCCTTTTAGACGCCCCTATTCCTGGTCAGTCCCTGACAGATCAACCTAAGAACTGGCCTTGGGAAAACCCACCAGAGATGGCTGACCCAGAGGAAGCTACACAGTATTACATCA